TTCTGGATTGGGGTGTCGTCCAGGTAGACGGACTTGAGCCCGTCGACCAGCCCCTCGATTTCGCCTTCGGAAATGAGGTCCATGACGCGCGCATAGGCCTTCGAGCGCAGGCTGTCCGGTGCCTCCTGGGCGACGTGCGCACTTCCGCCGCCGCCCTTACCGCCGCCGCCGGCCCCGATGATTAGCGCCGTCACGCGGGCACCTCGTCGACGTCAATGCCAGCGCTGATCACGGCCGAGCCGACAATCAGGCGGCCGTAGCCCACCGGCACCGGATGGCCCTGGGCGGTGGTGTTCACCGCGCCGTTGAAGCTGTAGCTGGGCTTGTTTTCAGGCCGCTCGGACGGGTCGGAAGCCTTGGGCGTTGGCGCGATCATTTGCGCGACGCCGCCCAGGATCATGGACGTGCCGACCGAGTACAGGGTCGCCTGCGACAAGAACGAGCCAGCTGCGGCCCAGCCCATGGGGTTCCACCAGGCCACGGCGATCAGAGCGACGCCGAGAAGGATCTGGCCCAGACCGTTGCTGCCAGCCCCGGAAACGACCGGCGCGATGGTGATGCGCTGCTGGCCGGTCGGCTCGTGCAGGCGATCGAGCGTGAGCGACTCGCGGCCGGACAGCACGCGATAGCCGACGCCGCGCTCGCCAGAGGCGACCAGCTCGCGCTCGAACGCCGGGAAGTTCGCGCACAGGGCGCGCACCGCTTCGGCAGCCGAGGCGATGGCCAGGCGGTGCCGGCGACCGAATCGCCGCCCGAGTTCACCAAGAAGAATGACTGTGACCATGCCGCAGAACGTGTGTCGTGACTTTTTGCCAGTAGCCGCCGTAGACGTCCCGGCTCGAAAGCCGGCCCTGCAGGTGGTGCAGGATCAGACCGTCGCCGAGGTACACGGCAGCGTGATTCGGAACGGGCGACGCCACCTGCATCAGGAAGCAGTCGCCCGGTTGCAGGTCGGCCGGGTCAATGACCTCGAAGCCGGCCTGCGCGAAGTTCTCCAAGTAGAGGTTCTCGCCGCGCCTCCACCAGTCGTCGAAGCGCGCGAAGTTGGGCAGCTCGACGCTGCGCTCGATGCGGAACCAGTCGCGCACCAGCGAGTAGCAGTCGAGCACGCCGTGGGACCATTCCCGGCCCACCAGGGGCGCGACGTAGCCGGCCGGCTCGATGCTGGCCCAGGCTTCGCTCGGGAAGCCGACGATGTGCCAAGGCAGGCCGCTGGCCTCGCAGGCGACGCGGTCGGCCTGGCTTGGCTCGGGCGACATGCCCGGGTGGCTGTGCACCACGCCCACGATCTCGCCCTGCTCGTCGGCAGCGGCGTAGTCCTCGGGGTGGATCACGAATTGATCGGTAGCGACGCCGATGTTTCGGCAGCGGACGTAAACCTCGCGGCCCTTGCGGATCACGAGCAGGCCGCAGGCCTCGCGCGGGTATTCCTCGCGGGCGTGCTCCAGCGCCAGCGCTTTGTTCTCGACCAGCATCAGCGGATCAGCCCCGCAGCCGGGAAGCCACCAAACGGCAGCTCCGCGTGTTGACCGAATCGCGCCTGGCAGGACGACAGGCGCTTGCCGCAGACGTCCTGCGCGCTTGAGCCGACCGCCTGGTCGTTAGCGTCGAAGTAGGACGCGCCGGTGTAGCCGCACTCGCTGCCACGGTACTTCCAGGGGCAGACGTTCTGCACGATCTGGCGGCGCGGCAAGGTCACGCCCTCCAGGTCGAAGGACGCGGCCAGCTCGAACTCGACGACGTCGCGGGTTTCGCGCGACTTGCGGTCGACGTAGTAGATGTCGTCCGCAAACTCGGCCGAGGCGTCGGCGGTCGGGTTCGCGCCGCCTGGGAAGTTCACGGCGTCCAGGTACTTGGCCAGCGTGCGCTTGCGGGTGATCTTCGCGCCGACCAGGTCCTGGTAGCTCAGCACGAGCGCCGTGATCGAGCCGGTCACGTTGGCCACGCGAAGCCGAGGACGCGGCACCTGGCCGTTGCCGTTCAGCTCGAAGCCCTCGACCTGGATCGGGAACGGCTCGTAGGCGTTGCCCTGCCAGACGACCCGCTGCAGCAGCGCGTTGGTGCCGGCATGAAAGCGCACCGGACCCTGGCCGAAAAGGGATAGGTCCAGCACGAACAGCTCGATCACCGCGCTGGGCGCGAGCTTCTGGATTTCGGAGGTGATCGCTTGCGAGGTCATGACAGATCGAACACCTGCTTGAAGGTCGCGCGCACCGTCTCGACGTTGGGCTCGTCGACCGTCCGGCCCCACTCTTCGCACGTGAACTTGGCCGTAGTGCCGGCGGGCGAAGTCCAGTCGAAGGCCTGCACCGCGCCACGCGCGCGCAGGAAGGCGTCGATCGCGGCAGCGTCGGCCGTCGTGCGACCACGGAACTCAAGCGACCAGACCTCGGGCTGCGTGTTGATGCCGAAGGCCAGGCGCTGCTCGTAGCCGTCGCCGAAGGCCACGCGGCGCACGTTGGGCCGCATGGCCACTTGAGCGCCAATGGATGGTGTCCAGGTGAACGTCGCCATTACGCGGCCCTCCGGGCGTCAAGCAGGCCGCCCGCGCGCTTCTGCGCCAGTAGCTCCTGTCGCACGGCGCTGGCGATCGCCTTGCCGAGGTCACGGCCGCCCGCGTCGTCGCCGCTGGTGGATGCGCCAGCATCGGAGATGCTCACCGAGATGTTGAACACGTCGCCGCCGGCAGCGCCGCCGGACATGGTCACCGGGATCGTGCGGCCGTCAGGCAGCGGCACGTAGGCCTCGGGCTTGGAGCCCTCGCCGAACACGGCCACCTGGGGCGAGCTGGCGATGCCGCCGGTGGCATATCCGCGCAGCGGCAGCGGGCCGTCCGACGTCATCACGCCGCCGTCAGCGAACCCGAAAAAGCTGCTCATGGCTTTGGCCAGGGGCAGCGTGATCGCGCGCTGAATCTGGATGCGGATCAGGTCCGAAATGATCGAGTTGGCCAGCGAACGGAAGTCCAGCTTGCCGGTCATCACGAAGTCGACCAAGGCGTCGGTCATGCCGTTGAAGGCCCGCACGGTCGCCGACTCCATCTGCTTGCCGATCTGCTCGGCTTCCTCGGCCACGGCACGCAGGCCCTTGGCAAAGCCGGCCTCGGGGTCGGAGAGCTCCTTGGCGCGCTGGGTAAGCAGCGTTGCGCCGTCGGCTGCCTGGCGCGCGGCTTCCTCGATCTTTTTGAGGGCGTCCGCCAGCTTTTCGTTGCCCGGTGCGGCCTCGGCCAGCTCGCGGGCCTGCTGCGCCAGCGTGGCCAGCTGGTTGGCGCTCTCCTGGCGCGCGGTGGCCAGGCGACGCAGCGAGTCGAGTTCGCTGATCGCGCCGGTCTCGCGCAGCGTCTTGATCTGCTCTTCGATGGCGCGCAGCTCGTTCTGGCCACGCGCAGCCTGCTCTTGCAAATCCTTGAGCGTCTCGCCTGGAAGGCGGATTTCCCGCTCCAGGTTCGACTGCTGGGCGTCGCGCTCCAGCTTCTGGCGCTTGAGGGTGATCTCGGCCAGCTTGTCCTGGAGCTTGAGCTTGTCCTGCGTGGTCTTGGCCACCGTGTCGAGGCCTCGGCGCAGGATCGCCTCTTCATCGGCAAACACGGCACGCAGCTTCTCGGTGAAGTCCTCCTGCGCTGCCAGGCGGGCCTCGCTCGCATCCTTGAAGCTCAGGTAGCCCTGGCTTTCGTAGAGGTCGATGATCCGCTGGCGGTCCTTGAGGATGCCGCTCTCGACGTCGACCATGCCTTGCAGGCGCTTTAGGTCGCTCTCAATGCCGGCCATCGCGTTGGCGGTGACCGCACTGGTGGCGGTGCTGTAGTTCAGGCGCTTGCGCGGCTGCGCGGCCTCGGTCACCGCGTTGGCGGCGTCCGTGCCCTTGCGAATGTCCTCGAAGCGCTTGGTCACCGCGTCGGCCAGCAGGGGCATCTCCCACAGGTCGACGTAATTCTGGTTGGCCTGCTCGACGATGGCGTTGCGCTTGTCCAGCGCGGCCTTCAAGCGGGCGCGGTTCTCTTCCGAGAATGGGTTCAGGCCCTTGCCGCCGGCCAGGAAGGTGCCGGCCAGCTCAATGTCTGCCCAGACGGCCTGGAAGCTACCGACCACGGACTTCACCGTGTTGCCGATCGCGCGCAGCGAGTCGATCACCACGGCGATCGCGTAGGCGGTCTTTTCTGCCCAGGTGGTGAGCGTGCCCTCGGTACGCAGGCGCTGGATGCCTTCGACCGCGTTGTCGGTGCCAAAGAGGACGTTCTTCAGCTCCTTTGCCAGCACTGTCATCGACGGAATCGCGGCGGTGACCAGGGTCTGCGCGACAAAGTTGTGCTCGGCCTTCATGCGGGCCAGGGCCTTGGAGGCGTTGTCGGCTTCCTCGATCTGCTGCGCCGTGAGCCGAATGTTCAGATCCTGGTTCTCGGCGAGGTCCTTCAAGAACGGCAGCATGGTCGCGCCGGACTTGCCGAACAGCTCCATGGCGATCGCCGTCTTGCCAGCGCCGTCCTCGAACTCGGCTAGCTTGAGGGCGACGTCGTTCATGACCTCAGCAGGGTCGCGCAGGTTGCCGCTTGCGTCCTTGGCACGGATGCCCAAGAACTGGAGCGCCTTCGTTGCGCCGGCCGTCTCGTCATCCACACCGGCCAGGCCCTTCGAGAGCTTGGCCAGGCTGCCGCCGATCGCGTCCATGGCCGTGCCAGAGATGGTGGCCACCGGTGCGAACCCGGACAGCGCCGCAGCGCTCGCGCCGGTCTGCTCGGCCAGGCCTTGCAGGGCTGCGGACGCTTCGAGGGTCTGCGTCACGAAGTCGCGCAGCGCTGCGACCGAGGTCGCACCGATCACGACGGCGAACGCGGTCTTGGCGACACTGGCGACCTGCTGGAGCGACGCCTTCATCTCGTTGGCGTGCTTGTCGAGCATGCGCGCACTGCGGCCGAGGTCGGCTTGAAACTCCGACGTCTCCGCTGCGAGCTTGACGACAAGGGAACCAATGTCAGCCATTCTTCTTGACCCTATGAGAGAACATCGCCTTGAACTTGGCGACGTTCAGTTGTGTTTCGTCCTTCGGTGGCTGCTTGTCCACGAAGGGCATGAAGTCCTCCGGCGTGAAGGGCTTGGAGTCCTTCGCGCGGTTGGCGTTGGCGAATGTCGAGGCGACGATCCCGGACCGGAAGTCGGCCCGGAAGTCCCCGAACGGTTCGAGCTGGTAGAAGGCCATCCACTCGGTCAGCTCGTCCGAGCCGATGCGCCCGAGCAGCTCGCGCACCGGTAGCCCGAGCGCAAGCGCGAGCCGGAACACGAACCGCCGGGCGGGATTGGCCGTCAGGCTTTTTTTGCGGCTTCGACCTGCTCGGTACCGATGCCGTTGAGGCGCTGCGCGACGCTGAACACGCGGTCCAGCGCGCGTGCGCTTTTCTTGCCCAGGGCTGCGACTTCTGCGTCGTCGAACAGGCGGTCGCCGGTCTCGGTGCACAGCGTGAGCGACACCAGGCGAGCGCGCACGTTTTCCATGCGGCCCTCCTTGCCGATCAGGCTTGCCTCGAAGGCGTCACGGTCTGCGCCAGTCATGGTGCGGACGAACACGTCGCCGCCCCACTCGGGCACGTTCACCAGCTCGCGCGGCAGGTCGTCAGCCGCGAGGATCGCTTCTTTGGTCAGGATGCCCATGCGGATCAAGCCTCGGTGATGTCGCCATCGATCTCGATGGTGACGCTGGCTTCGACCACGGCATCGACGCCGCCCTGCACGCTGAACTGCGTCACGTAGCCGTAGAAGGTCCAGGTGGCGGGCGTTGCGTCGGTGAAGGTGATCTTGAACTGGCGACGGGTGCGGTTGGCGCGGTCAGTGCGCAGGCCCTGGTGCACGGTGTCGTCGGGGTTGAAGTGCAGGCTCAGCGAGAGCTGGCCCTCGTCACGCAGGCCGACGCGCTTTTCCTTCGAGGTCGAGGAAAGGTTCGTCACGTCGATCACGGACGCCTGGCCGCCAGGACCCTGGAAGGACACGACGTTGGGGATGGTTTCAAAGGCCGAAGCCCCGAAGCG